AGATATACGAGCTACTGTAATTATTATTATGCGCCAGCGCGAAGGGAAGCCAGGGGGGGTAAAGGACCAATGCTAGGAGAAAGAAGTTTTACTTTGGCTACTAATAACGATCAGACGTTGTTTATCTTTTACGGTAACAGGGTAGATGATGTACGAATACAAGATGGTGTAATCAATACACTTCAAGCACGAATGGGAACGGGAGGAAATAATATGCCTATGATAGCTCAAACTCAGGTACGTCGTCTTACCCCTTTGGAATGTGAAAGGTTACAAGGATTCCCTGATGACTGGACGGTTAGCCAATCAGATAGCCAACGCTATAAGCAGATGGGTAATGCGGTGGCAGTACCAGTAGTCGAGTGGATACTACAAAATATATGTGATAGCGTTTGAGTCTTGGTTGGTAACCCTTCCACCAACCTAATGAGAAGCCCCTGCTAACGCGGGGGTTTTCTTATTTATCGGTGGAGTAGAAGCCACTACCTTTGAAGGTGATAGCGGGAGCTTGCCAGATTCGATACATAGAATTGGTACAATTTGGACATATAGGTTCTTCTATTTCTGAGTGGATAGAGCGTTCGATATCAGTTAGATAACCACACTCACACTTAAAGGTATAAATCATATTGTTACTGCGCTCTCTATCGAGAGAAAGCCTACCAACTTAGTGCGGTTAGACTTGTTAGTAAATTCTGTGGTAGATGGCAACCACTTTTCTTCCCATACTGGCTCCGGTAATACCGACAAGTCAAAGGAATAGATAGCAATTGGCGTTGAATTGACATAGTACGGGGTATATTCCAAAGCGTTAGCGTTATCTATCAAGTGTGTGTACTTAGCAAACTCGATAAGCAAGGTAAGGTAGTGGGTGTTACGACACTTGAGTTCAATGTAAGACTTAGTAGACTCAGAGATACAATCAAAAGAGTCGTACTCACCTTCACTTTTAACCAAGTCTGGGTAAAGTTTATCCTTCAAGTAATCAAAGAGTTCTAGTTCTTTCAATTGTATGGACTCTCCCCACCTAAATTATTTTGTAAGCGGCGCAACGCAGCACCAACTCTGCGATCTATGGTAGATATAGCACAACTAAAAACCAACGCCATCTGTTCAAGTGTTTGATTTTCGTGGTATCTCATACGCAACATTGACTGGTCATTGCTATCTAACTTTAGATAAGCCTTCTTGATATCAATTAGTATTGCTAACAGGTTCCCACCTTCTGCTGGAACGCTAGGCTTACGCGGAGTACCATCATTGATAAGGTTCTGTGCTTGTTCTAAGACTGTATTATCTACAATGCTGGTGATTATATGAGGCAGAAGCTGGGAGATAGTGGTTGTTTGATAGAAAGATTCATCATTAGTTTGATAGCCAGACTTAGAAGCCTTCTCTTTACGAGCGTAGCGTTCTGCTGCTCGCTTCATCTGCCACGCTATCTTCTTCTCATTGATAACTCTTTGTAAAGCATTAGGTTCATTTAGCATCTCATCAAACTGAACAGACCTACTCATAGCCCAGAGATAACACTCTTGTAATACATCTTCACGATCAACAAAGCCGCGAAAGCGGCGACAGATTACCCTCGTTACGCTAGGTGCTAAGTCGTAAATGGCTGGGTGTATTTGAGGGTTCAACCACAATCCATCTCTTTAGACTGTAACTCAGCAACAATAGATAACAATTTAATAGCAAGGAAATCTATGTAGTTGCTAGCATCAGCTAGTTCTTCTACTAATTCTTTAACAGTATCTTGTACTGAATAAGTTTCAAACTTCTGTCCAATACCAAGTTCATATTGTTGCGCTCCAATTTGTTCTACTCCGCTAACGCGAAGCGAAGCAAAGGATTCAATAAAGGAAGCAAGGTCATTAGTAGATACACCAGGGTCGCGGTAGTTCAACACCGCAGGGTGGTCAGCTAGGGGTGCGGGGCTATTGGTCTTATGGAAAGTATCCCAGTTGATAACTCTATTGACACTATCTCGAAGCCCTGACTGGTCAGCCATAGAACTATCTGCTCCATCTCTTGCTGATTCATTCACTTGTTTCTCCCAACAGTTTCTTAATTCCTTCTGTCCCATTTGCGAGATAAAAGTCATTTATATCCATTGATGGTGGTAAGGATACAATTGTCCCATTCAATACCTCAGAAGCAACACGCCGCGCAAAGTCAGCTCCAGGGTTTGTGCCATCTTCTTTAACATCATTATCGCCAATGATAAAGATACTGTCATAACCGCCAAGTAACTTAGCAAAGTATGGTTTCCAAGCAGCCACTCCTGGCACTCCAACTGCTGGTATGCCACATAACCCAGATAGAATCACCGTATCCAGTTCACCCTCGCAGACTGCAATACGGTGACTATCTAGTATCACATCTGAAACATTATACAGATGCGACTTTTGACCTAATGGCGCACCATACTTAGGCTTGCCATCATCTAACCTTCTAAACTTAAATCCAGCAACCAAACCTAACGCGGTAATGTAAGGAATAGATAACCAACCTGTATAATTTTCGTGACCGGTAATCGGATCTATTACCGTACCAAGTTGATAGCGAGCTGCTACTACCTCAGATATTCCACGTCCTTCTAGGTACTTTAGAGTTTCCTCGTTTACTTCTTGACTGTAATGAGATGCCGCTTCCATCAACAATTTCTCTTGCGCGAGCGATGCCATCTTTATACTCCAAATTCTCTATCTCCATTACAACATTGACTGCGTTACCACCCTTGCCGCAGGTATGACAGTAATACAAGTTATCGTAGGTGTTGATAACTGCGCTTCTCCTTGAATCGTTATGGATACAACAACGAACAGAAACTGCCTTGCCTTCTCTCACTTCACCACCATAGTAAGTAACTATTACCACTATGGAGATTGAACTTGAATCAGTGGCACCTTTTCCCCTTCGCGTCTTATGTGACCTGGACCAGTCTTGTGTTGGCAAGGACAATCTCCTTCGCATTTAAGGTGGCAGTTTGCCGCTCTCTTGTAGTGACCTAAAGTATTTTCTTCGCCACCTCTAAGACAGTAATAGCAAATCATTTACTTTCCTTTGGTTCTTCTTCTGGTGCTGTCATTATCTTCTCCTTTAACCATTGTCCTAAGTTTTGTATTACCCAAGCATCTTCGATTGACGATCTTCTTCTTTTCACTATAACGAAGGCTGGAGGAACAAGAGGTAAACCTCTAGCCTTCGCATAGTTTTTTGCCTCAGTAGTTGCTTCATCCCAAAACGCCGGAAGGGACAGCGTTTGACGATTCTTCAACTCTAAAATATAGGTCTGACCTGCGATTATAGTAACTATATCGCCTTCATCTTTGGCTCCAGCTTTGGTTAAGCGCTCTGCTGTTACACCCATCTTGCGTAGCCATCTCATCACATCAGTTTCAAAGGTGGCACCCTTAACCTTGTTGTACTTAGCGCTCACTAGAACTCAATACTTATCCAGAAGAATAAGAAGTCAATAGAGATAGAATACTTATCCACACTAAATCCTAGTGCAAATCGAGTAGGACTATACCCCACAGTAAGATAACTTCTTTTGCTTAATTGAATTTCTTTATACATTAGTATACCGCCTGATTGTTAGAATTTAGATAAGCTCTACCTTGTTGATCCGCGTCACCTATCTGACACGAAGAAAAGTCAACAAACAGAGTTGCAAAATTTGAAGCATCAGCAGTGTGTGGACCAAATCGATTCTTTACAGGAGCAACTCTTAGTACTTTACCAATTGGATCGTAGCCAAGTGTCAGTATTATGGCTGGCAACTGGCTTACCTTTCCGTGTATGGAGCGTCGCGCAGGTGGCATAGTCGTTGAACCATACTCACTCTGTTCTGAAACGTGATGTAGCACGAGTACACACGCCTCAGTTTTACGAGCCATATCGTGAAACTCCATCATAATTGCTCGAAGTCCTGCCCATTCATTATCTGTTTCAGCAGCAACGTTCATTAAGTTATCTATCACGATTAACTCCGGTGCTACCCCATACAGTTCTACATACGCTTTAATCTCCAGCTCGATATCATCAAGTGAAGGACTAGAATCAAAGACCCATTGAATATGGCTCATACCATCTAGGTAATTATCGTAATAGTTTGTGCGAGATGTAATGTTTTTTTCTACCGTTAGTTGTATATGACTAGATAGATGTGCTGCTGATCTAATC